TGTGTAATTTGTTTAAGATGGTAACATTCCGTTCAGTTTCATACGCCTGTATGTAGTAATTAAATAACTTCTGAGCATTTAGATCACCTAAATTATCTCTCTTCATTGGTCGTTTATAAATATGTGTTAAAATTCCATTCCGAGTCATATATTCATCATAAAGAACTTTAACTAAATCTTCTACACCTCTGAAAAACTCGCTCATCTTAGCTATATCTTTTCTAACACCACCATATAGATTTTGAAATGTTATTGTCTTTGCTTCTGACTCCGTTACACCTAAATCTTCCGATAACTTACCATAAACTGACGAGTTACCGAAGTCATAGTCAATTAATTTAGCAATCAACCTTGGGTGGTAAGACTCAAAGTCAAATTCTACGAATATATCGTTAAGTGGAGAGAATGCTTTTCTCTGTTCTTGCGTAAGAGCAGCAAAGTTAAGGTTATGGATGGAGTTAGATGGTCTTGATGTAGTTGTAAAGAAGTTATAGTTCTGATATATTTTCTTTTTGTAAATATACTTTAACATATGGTCACCAAATATCTTAGTAAAGTCTGTATTGACTCCTATACCATTCATCTCCAACTCACCAAAGGCCTTTCTAAAATCATGGTGGAATGATTCTAATTTCTTAAAATCATACATCATATCATACTTTGGAACTTCTTTACATAATTGTTCTATCATTTTTTCTAATGGATAATAATATGTGAAATCATCTTGGTCGTAAAAGTTATCCCATTGTATATGGTCAAGTGGCTTGTTAAGCAACCAATAATTTAAAATATCAGCACAATAAGTTGGGCGACCAGCAAAACTATAAAGTTGAGATGATTTCCAATCATCAACCAACATCCCCTCTTCCAATGGATAATCTAAACCTACTGTTGTCTTCTCATAATGGTCAGCATAAACTAGCTTATGCTCCATAGCATCATACATAAGAACTAATTTATTTAACGGGTGAGATTTGGACCAGTTAGGTTTAGAGATAACCAATTTAATCATACCTTAAGATACAACGAAAATATGATTAAGTCAAGATTTATTTTTTTGGGTTTACTACTTCTCTAAATTTAGTAAACATATCAGTAACCTCTACTATTGCATATTTATATGTAGCTTGAAATATTTCAAGAAAATCATTTACTGAAACATTTGTTACAAACCATTCAGGAAGTTTTATCATTGGAACAAAATCTTTACTTACTCCTGGAATATCAATATTAAATTCATAAGTTTTATATATACCCTCGTTATTAAAAGGTAATGAAGCAATTCTCGAATCTTGTTTCTTATTAAATTCTTCATTTCTCTCTGCTACTTTTAGTAAATATGTTCTTGCTATTACACCATATTCTTTATTTACATCCAAAGCCGTTGGCGTATCACCCAAAGATGCAACTGAAGTTCCAAGTGGTGTAGTTTTATTCTCTATACCATCATGAACTATTTCAGTAAAATTTTCTGTAATCCAAGGATCCTTTCCCCATAAAGCTTTAGTCAACTCTTGAATATTCTTTCTTATCAATGATAAACCACCATATTTTTTATAGTTTGGACCAAGTATAGTTTTCATCAATGGAGCTAAAAAGTCATTTAAAGAAGATTTCTCTGGACCTACCCAATTATCATCTTGATAATAACAAAGAGTATAAAAATCAATTTCCCCATCAATAAATGCATTGTATATTCCATCATATTTAAAATCGATGACAGCTCCATATGCTCTACTATATGGTTTCCCATCAGGTGCAGTTAATGCATTTCCTCTTTTTTTATTCATACAATATCCCATAGCTTTTTGAAAAGCAAATAAGAATGCCACATCTTGTGCTGTCTTTGGTTCTTTTCCAAATTCCATTCTCACAAAATTAAAGCGCTCAGTATTATTCTTGAAAGATGGAGTCTTATCCACTTTTTTAGATTTATTAAAGGTAATGTTATTGATATGATTATCTACAATAAGTCCCGTTACCTTTAACTGAATCTTATCATCTACTTGTAGTGGAATACTATGTCCTACAGCAACAACTCTTTTTCCCAACTGCCCATCGTCATTTGTCATATTCCTAGTAAATTTTTTGTCAAGAACAGGTTTTGGTATAATATTTTGAGAAATAACTCTACCCTTAGTTGTTGGTTTAATTCTCATTTGTGTTCGATAAGTAGTACTCCAATCAGAATCAATTTTATGTTCAACTCCAAGTATTTGGAAAAAAATTCTATCCATATAAGATTCTGGTAAAAAATTAATGTTTATTATATCACCAACATTTAAATATGAATTTCCAAAAACAGTTAAAGATAATGATAAAGGCATTATAGGTGAAACTGAGCTAGGAGAGTTTCCTAATAAAGTTTTTATTTGAGCTTCTTTGCCATAATAATCTCTAAAACTATTTGTCGCCACTCTTCCCCTTGCTTCATAATCTTCAACATCTTCTTCTTCGTTATAATCCGTTGCAGATACTTTGTTTTTACTTTGGTCACGATTTTGAACCGATTGAACAGCACTCTTAAATGAACTTTTCATATTCGTTACACTAGTATCAATGGGTATACTAAAATTTTTAGCTAGTTTAGTACCAAATTCAAATATCTTTAATGTTTCATCTTCTTTCTTTTTTTTCTTCTTATCTACAGACGATCCTTCTTCTTTTTTTGCAGGTAAAGGTAAACTCCTAAAATCTATTATTTTTCCAGAACCATCTTCGTACTTTTGCAACATTCTTAAAAAATTTAAATTATCTTTAGCAGGATCATTAAAAAATGAATAATCTGTTCCCGAATTTCCAATAGCTATTACAGAATCTAATCCACCTTTGGGCATCTCTAATTTATACTCCATCGACTTAACTATTGATTTAAAAGATGTAACATCAAAAATTAATGTCTCTTCTTCTTTTTCAATAACAGGTAATAAATTACTATCTTGTATAGAAATGGCACTATTTGATTTATTTAAAGTTGACATTTTAAGTTTAAACACATCATATGAATCTCTATTAATTTTTTCTAAAATACTATCAAGAGCATCATTGACATTTTGTTTTTTAGCAAATGTACTAGATATTAATTCAACAGAAATAAAAAGGTCCCTTAGGGGCATTATTTTTGTTTTATAGATATTATCATATTGTTCATCGCCAACTAAAAGTCTTTTATGTTGTCTATATTCCGTATTTGATAACTTTTTACCATCACGAATTCTATTATTGTAAGTATCTCTCCAATTAGATGGATATAAAAATAATGGAAGTCTTTCGCCAGTTCCCAATACTTGTTTTTGTCTTTTAAATAAATTATCATCATACCTTATAAAAGCGTCTTTAAAATTAAATCCAACATCATGTTTTTTTGCTGAAAGATGTCCAGCAATAATTCCATTTAGAAATAAATCTTCGAATAAACCAATAGAAATATATAAAGTTTCCCTATCAACTGAATGTGGCTTTTTGGTATCAATAATATCTTGATAATAAAGTCCTGTTTTTAAAGAATTTGATGAGATTAATGTACCACTCTCTTCCACACCTTCATTAATGTCACCAGTCAACCCTAGCTTATCATATAATGAATTTCTAGCCTCTTTTTTTTCCTTAGCACTATATGCACTATACTGCCTTAGATGGGCATCATCACCACCACCCAATACACCAATTATTATATCTTCAATTTGATTTTTAAAAACATACTTTAATTTATTATCATATGTTACCTCTTTATCTAAAGCAACAGTATTTTCTGATGTTAAACTTATAGAACAAACAAATGAGCCTTGTTCATTAACTGAGACATTATAATCAAGAACCTTTCCTATAACGACTTCAACTTTTCCATAATTTTTTTTAACATAACCTTGTTTATTTTCAGTCCCGTATATATATTCCTTCAAATAACTTAACTTAGTGTCATCATTATATATCAACCCCTCTATATTATATAATTCCGCATTTTTACTATTTCTCCCATAATCTAAAATTATCGTCGCACCAG